CATCTTGATGTGGTTGCTCGTAATTTTGAGCCACCAGCCCAGCTTTCAGCTTACCCCTTTCAAGGAGTTTGCGGAGTTGATGCTGTCTTAATTAAGGCTCGGAACCTGTGTCATCAGATCCTTGATGATTTCGACTATGAAAATGTTGCGATGTTTTGCAAACATGGTCCAGGTTCGACGGTTGGTCATCCTTACGGTTCAACGCATCTTACTGCTAAAATGGAAATTCCTTTTACAGTAACTGCGGATGCGTTGCCCGTTTTACGCGCTTATATTGAATGGGATGATACGCTCAAATCTGAGCTTATGTATCGTTATCCTGAAATAAATTTCAGTGATGACGCCCAAATATATAAGATAGTTGAAGGCAACTCTATGGGATTTGCTCCAAAGAACAGTGAAACTTCACGAATCATCTGTACCGAACCTACTGGTAACGCTTTTGTCCAGCAAGGCATAGGTGCGGAAATTTCGCGCTGTCTCGCTAATTTTGGAGTCGACATTTCAACACAACAATTCAAACACAAATTACTTGCTTTCCTTTCATCCGTTCATAGAAAATCTAGTACGGTCGATTGGACTTCAGCAAGTGATACTGTTTTGACTATATTTTGTGAGTGGTTTTTTCCCTCCAGGGTATTTTTGTTAATGGACAAGACTCGATCTAAGGCAACTAAAGTTCCAAAAGAACTGTCTTTATCGGGTAAGGTAGAATACATTAATCCGTCGACTCTGTCGACAATGGGTAATGCTTTTACTTTTCCTGTTGAAACTCTAATTTTTTACTGTATCGCAATTGCAACAAGATCCGTAAACTTAAATAACAATCGTAGCGCCTTCATAGATTATGAGGCTTTTGACTACGATGTTACCGTGTTCGGGGATGATTGCATTGTTCCTTGCGAGGATTTCGAGTTATTCACTCTGACCCTTAGCACCGTTGGCTTCATCGTTAATAACGAGAAAAGCTTTTCGGGGGATTTAGTAAAATTTAGAGAGTCGTGCGGTGCGGATTATTTCTGCGGCCGTAATGTAAGGCCTTTATTTTTTAAGGCTCCCCGATCATGTAAAGCTTCTGTGCTTCGCGCTTGGTTATATACGTTATGG